CAGATGCAGACGGTAAGAGGATGCTGTACCTCGATGAGGTGCAAAGTGATTGGAACACTGACATCAGGGAGAAGGGTGTTAGGAAAGAAAGGCCGGCAAAAGTAAAGAGGCAGATTGCAAGCCTAGAAGGTCACAAGAGAAGGAAGATGACCAAGGAGATTGAGAGGCTAGACAAGGAGCTAAAAGAGAAATATGAGGGGGGTATGATTGACTCCGATAAGATGTACACAGAGAGAAGGCAGTTAATAAACAAAGTGGACACTTCTGAAATAGACTCCAGAATTGCAGAGCTAGAACAGAAGCACCCAATCAACCCAACCGGAGCACCAGATATGCCCTACAAGGGTAGCAAGTGGCAGGATCTGGTAATGAAGAGAATGATCCGCTGGGCAGCAGATAACGGTTACGATAGGCTGGGCTGGATCACTGGTAAGGATACGGCTGACAGATATGACCTGAGTAAGGTGATTAACGAAATTGCAATCCCTACCGTTGAGAAAGATGTTAGATCAATCCGACTTGAAACAGGCAAGGGGGATTCTTTCAAGATGATGGTGGACAACGAGGGGAAAGTTGACGGGGCTTTTAAGGCCAGCCAATTCAATGGCAAGCAGCTAGACGAAGTAATTGGGAAAGAGTTGGCTGAGAAGGTTATGGCTTTTAAATCACCGGGAAGCCTCACCGGCACAGATCTCAGAGTAGGAGGCGAGTGGGCCAGCAACCTCTACGACAAGAGCCTGCCGAAGATCGCCAGAAAGCTCACCAAGAAGAAGGGTGCAGTGGGCCGGGTTGGCATCTTCGGATCCAGCAGCAAGCTGAACGGTGCTCTTGCCAAGAACGGCATCAAGCCGAAGTACGAAGCCAACTATGTTGACATCTCCCCAGAGGTGAAAGAACTGGCTCAGGAAGGCTTCAGTTACTTTATGCCAGAGGGCAGAGGAGGAGCAGCTTCAGCACCTGTACAAGCTGCAGCACCTCAGCCTCCTAGTGGTGTGATTATACCGAAGGTGAAGCTGACAGAAGACGAGAAGGAAGAGAGCAGGAAACTACTGCAACAACTTTTAGACTGATGAGAAAGAAGGGTGGACAGAGGCTGATGGAGATGGCTCGTAGGGGCCGAAGCAAGGCAGCAACGAAGCAGGAGGCAAAGCCGGCAGTGGCTGGATCCGACAGGCTCAGACTTGGCCCGGTTGGTGATAAGCCAATGTTTGAGAATTTCAACTACTACAGCATCGCAGCAGATCCGAAGGAAGAGGGCGGCCTGCTGCAGAAGATGCTGCAGGTGTTCAAGGGAGATCGAGACTACAGCCAGCCGGTTAACCCAGACCAAGAGAAGCAGGAGAAGGAGCTGGGTGAGGCTGTGAGCCTCCTGAAGAGCATAGAAACAGGTTTAGGTAAGATTACCCCCTCCACCACTAAACTGCCTTCAGAGGACAAGGAGGCGATGCTGGAGAGGGGTATGAAGCGCAGGCTGATCAGGGAGCTGATAGATCTGGATAACCTGCCGGAGATCAAGGAGGCAGCCGCCAAGATCCGAAGGGATAAGAAGAGGGCCAGACTGAAAGCTGTAACTGACACAGTAGACAGGAAGGCAGTGATGCAGAAACTGAAAGATCTGGAGGCAGCGATAGGTGATCCTGATGATGATTCTTTCGAGAAGACGATGCAGGGGCTGGCTGACATCGAGAGGGAGACGTTTGAGCGATTCCCTTATCCAGAGGACAAGCCCCAGATGATACAGGTCTACCGGGAGATTGGCAGGATGTACGGGGAAGAGATCGGAGTAGGCAGCATTCCACCGGAGAGAGTCCACCTGTTGATCTATGCCGAAGGTCTGGATCCCAACTTTAAGAAGTTCTTTGAAGGGCTTGGCCCTGAAACAATCGAGTTTAACTAATGGCAAAAGGAATCCCAACTAAGCACAACGCCCCCCGAAGGATCCGCAAAGGTGAACCGGGTTACGGCAAAAAGAAATTTGTGGTCAACGCCAAGGAGGGTGAGAAGACCAAGACGATCCGATTTGGTGATGCCAATATGACGATCAAGAAGTCTAACCCTGAGAGAAGAAAGAGCTTCAGGGCCAGACACAAATGCGACAGCAAACCCAGCAAACTGTCAGCTCGATACTGGAGCTGCAAGAAGTGGTAAATTTATGAGTCTATATAAAAATATACACGCTAAGAAGAAGAGGATCAAAGCAGGATCAGGGGAACGTATGCGGAAGCCGGGAAGCAAGGGAGCACCCACTGCTGCAGCGTTCAAGAAGGCTGCCAAGACGGCTAAGAATAAGAAGCGGTATGCCTAAGAAGCTGCACCGCAAACTGTCAAAGGCTGCCAGCAAAAAGGGGATGTCTGGTGAGCGGAAAAAAGCCTACGTCTACGGGACGCTCGCCAAGGTCAAGAAGAAGGCCGGCGGGAAAAACAGAACCTAATTTCTCCAAGGGGAGGGCAGGGGAGCTGCTGGTAGCCGCCAAGCTGCTTCACCTCGGTTTCGATGTCTTCCTTCCAATCTCAGATCGAACTGCTGTTGACCTGATTGCAACCTGCAACCAGCAGACTCTGAGGGTGCAGGTCAAATCCCGCTGGGATCCTGTGAAGAACAGGGGGACGCAGGTTCTGCTGGGCAAGTGGGATCCAAGCCTTGTGGATGTCCTGATCGTCTACATCCACCCAGCTATCTACTACGTCATCCCAGTGGATGAACTTGAGGCTGGCCGGTTCAGCTTTTGTTTGTTCCCGTACGGTCGAGGGCGTAAAAGACCGGGGCAGTGCTTGGAACAGTTCCTTGGACGCTGGGATTTGCTTAAAGCCTAAAACCGTCCCTAGAACCGTCCCCCAAAAAAACAGCCCTATAAACAGGGCTTCAAATTAGGATAAATGTTCGATTACAAATCGAGTGCTCTACCAACTGAGCTAAACTGGCTTTTCCCCGAAAGGAGGCGGGAAAATGATGTTTTTCCTAAAAGACATCAAGCGTTTTCTGTTTTTTTCTTCTCAGCAGCCTATGCAGAGATATGCAGGAATATGCAGGGATACCCGCCCGAAACCGTACTCAAAACCGTACTCGTAAAATTACGGTTAACAGGTACGGTTTTTTCTAAACTTTTTTTCAGAATCTTCAAAAACCTTAGTAAATACGTCAATAGTCATTTGACTACACGCTTGACTGTGTACACAGTGTACACTATTCTGAACCCCGTCACGGCGATACAGCCGGACAACACACACACAGATATGAAAATCGTAAACGCAATCGAGAGGCTGGCCTACTACGTTGAGGCAGCAGAGTCAAAAACACTTCCCGCTGATGAGGATGCCAAGCAGGCAATTAGTTCAGCCGAGGCCAAGGGTCTTACCGGCAGGGAGAAGGGTAATGCAGTGGTCGATGAGCTGATGAAGCTGCAAGACAGCAGGAACATCCCGGCTAATCGCAGGGTGCAGTTTGATTGGATGGAAGGTAAGGGCAACGGTCGCAGGTTCAACGCAATGCAGCACCACGTTGCTCGTTTCACAGTCAGCACCTACGCCGGCCTGATCAGTGCATACTGGGCTTATGATAATCGCTGCGGTTCTGAGTGGCGGCTTATGGACGGGTTCACCAAGGAATCGTTTAACGACAAAGACATCAAGGAGGTAGTTACGAGAGTGCTGGATGCCTACAAGCGTAACCCTGAACGTATACGGGTTTCAGTGGATTCCTAAGTCACCCCTCAACACACACAGATATGAAAATACCGACAATAAAGAAGATCACCAAGAGGCTGAAGGTTCTGCCAACAGGACGCTATCAGTACCGTCACTGGGTTAGGGGTAAGGAGAAGAAACATTCTCCTGAAACCCTCGACAAGGAAGTAGCAGCCAAGCGAGTACAGAAGTGGCTGGAAGAGCAGGCAGCCGGCAACTACGACACAGTGACCAAGCTGGAGCGGAAGGAGAAGAAAGTGATGTCTTTCCAGCAGTGCCTCAGCATCTACGAGAGAGAGGCTGAGGTGAAGGGGTCAACTATCATTGGCAACCGCTGCTGCTACAAGAGGCTGCTTCGGGAGAACAACCTGAAGCTCACTGATCCTGTCAGCAAGCTCACAGCTCAGGTCTTGAAGAAGTGGGTGAAGAGCTGCGTAGGCAGGTTTGGAGATGATGAGGAGAAGGCCAAGCGGAAGGATAAAGCTGCCAGCATCCTCCGCTGTGCTCTCAGCATCTGGGCAGACAAGCTGCTGCAGTACTACGAGCTGCCGGAGAACTGGGACGTTCTCAGCTTCAAGGTGAGCCAGACCAAGATCAAGGGCTGGGCTGCTGCTACAGATGGCAGGTACGAGAAGGCTTTCCAATATTTCGACAGCATCAAGGACTCTGATCCCCAGCTCTACATCGCTTTCAAGCTGATGGCAGAGTATGGCCTGCGTAACAGTGAAGCTGGCAGAGCGAAGAAACATTGGCTGCTGCCTCACGTCTTCTCTGTGCTGGTCAGCAAGGTGGACGGCAAGCCCAGAGATCTACCTTACCAATCAGAAAGCGACAGGGAGCTGTTTGAGAGCCACAACAAAGAGGGGGAGCATATCCTAGCCGGCTCTATGACAGAGCGAACAGATAAGGTCTGGAGGCGATTAAACGCCAAGCTCACAGAGCTGGGCTTTACGAACCGGAAGAAGGCTTACGATCTCCGCAAGTACTTCGGATCACAGGTAGCTCTTCAGACTAAATCTGTCTGGCTGGCTGCTGAGATGCTGGGCAACACCCCAGAGGTAGCCAAAGCCAACTACGTCAGTATGCTGAAGACTCCGGCCTTCAATATCAGAAAGGGGGCAGCAGCGTGAAGTTCTACAAGTTAACAGCCGGCCCTAACTTTAGGCCTGAGTACTACCACACTGAGAAGGAGGCAGTAAATGACGCTAAGATGCTTGAGCAGGCTTACAGTAATAAAAACGTCTTCCCTCAAGTGACTGAGGTGCAAATCGGCAAGATCAACCGGGAGAAGGTTCTTTATTTGCTGGAGGGAAGAGAGTGCAATTACGCTGAAAAGATCAAGGTTGTTTGGGCTACTTCAGACAAGAAAAGGATTGCCGCTGAGATAAAGCGAAACGACAAGATCAGAAAGGAGTTGGTCAAGCTACTATGAAACTAATCAGCACAATAGCCCTCTGTGGCCTCGTATTTGGCTGGGTAGTGTCAAGACCCTATGCAACTGAAACAGAGGCTGTAGCGAGCTGGTACGGGGCCAAATACAAAGGCCGGCCAACAGCATCGCATCACCTGAACTGGAAGTACTCTTACTTCGATCCTGAACAGCTAACAGCAGCCCACAAGACGCTGCCCTTCGGGACGAAGCTGAAGGTGAGCCTTGGGCCAAAGTCGGTGATTGTTGTGATCACAGACCGAGGGCCGTTTGTTAAGGGTAGGCATCTGGATCTTTCCAGAAAAGCGTTCAGCAAGCTGGCACACACAGATGCCGGGATCCTGAAGGTTAAGGTGGAGGTGATCAAGTGACAGGCTACGTTTACGCTCTCACAAACCCCTCTTTTCCTAATCTGGTAAAGATTGGGAGGACAGTGGATCTAAACAAGAGACTAGGCAGCTTGTACAGCTCAGGAGTTCCAACGCCCTTCAAGTGTATCTTAGTGAAGGAGGTGAGTAATTACGACAAGGTGGAGAAGCTCCTGCATAAGCTGTTGGAAGATGACAGGGTTAACGATTCCAGAGAGTTCTTTAAGACAAGCGAGGACAAGCTGGCAATTATCTTTGAGCTGATAGGTTTGGCTCCCCTCAAGGAGGAAGTGAAGGAGGACATTGACAGACCCCTTTTAACTCTCAAGGTTCCAAACATAGACGCCCCTCTGATTGGCTACACAATTACAGACCTGTTCCACCTGCTAAGGCATAACAGTTACAGTGCCAGCAGGATCCTTCCGAAGTATCAGACTGTGATCAGCCGGCGTAATAAGGGCTGGACGCTAGAGCAGGCATTTGGCTTTGCAGTGCCTCCTAACTACACAGAGGTTGATACCTTAATCGGGCCGAAAGGAGAGGGGTTTGAATACTACCCAGAGCGTCCCACTGAGGACGGCAATCGAATCCCTTTAGTGTGCAGAAGTGAAGGCAGGGTTTATCTGTCTCAGTACTATTTTGCTGAGTATCACGATATCCCTGCCGATTACGTCTGCGACAAGCTGAAAGCCGGGTACGATGCGGATGAAATTCTAATGGGGGCTTATCACCCTAGACCTAATTCCGGTTGTGTTGGGCTACCTGATAAAGCGGAGAAACGGGAGATTTTAGACGATCTATCGAATTGCTAAAACTAGGGTCGAATTAAGTAAAACCTACCAATAGGAAAATTTAGCCCTAATTTTTCGCAAACCTCTTAATCGCAAAAAACACCCCTAGTTTTTGCGAAACCTACAACCCTCCTGTTTTTTTGAACGCAGGAGGGTTTTTCTGTGTTTAATTGTTGCACTGCACAAATTGACAGTGTACACAGTTCTCACCCACTGGACTGTGTTTGTCCTAGCTAACCCTTTAGAATAAAACCGATGAAACTAATGATTGATGCGGAGCAATCAAGATCCCTGAAACAAGCAGAGAGAGCCACAGGGAAAACAAAAGAAGAGATCTTACAGGTCTGTCTTTCGACGCACCTTCTTAAAGAGCTTGGCAGCAGCCGCCTTGCGGCCTTCCTCAGAGCTAATGACTTGGTCGAGGTTGAGCCTGATACAATTCTCAACTAGCTCTGTCTTAGTAGTCCCAAGATAATCTGAGGCTGCCTCCAGCAACTCGTTCAGATCCGCGTCAAACCGGAAATGAACCAGTTCTTTATTTTTCTTAGCAGCCACAGCCGGGACACTGGCAGGTGTGTGTACACAGTCAAACCCTTTTTTTTAATGTAACGCAATAAACTGCTTGCCTTTACTGTAGCCACAGTGTACACAGTTCTCACGCCCTTTGATCAGGCGTGATTGTTATGAGTAGTCAGGAGGTAGAGGAGGTAAATCGGAAGTCAGTTCACTACAGGTTTCCTGTATATGTCATTAAAAAGTTAAGGGTAATGGCGAAGAACCGACAGATGACGATGACGGGCGTACTCGTTGAGCTGGTCACACGCGCAAAGCTATGAACCAGCCACTTCTAACTAGGACAGTAAGGAGCAGGGTCTTTCATAGTTTTCCCCTGCAGGTACAAACGTCTCACTCCTCTACCTCCAATTCTAATGGAGGTTCTCAGTGGTAACTCACATTTCAGTACAGGACGCTGCCAAGAGGCTCTCAGTGTCTCCTGACACAATCAGAAGGGCAATTAAGGCTAACACCTTGAAGGCAGTGAAACTCACCCCTCAGATTACAAGAATCAACGTCAAGCATTTGGAACAGTGGGCGGCAAATTAAGCAGAGAGAAGGGCAAGAGAGGCGAACGCCAGTGGAGGGATATGCTGAGGGAATTTGGCTTTGGCAAGAGCTTCAGGAGCCAGCAGTTCAGCGGGAAGAGTCCAGACGGATCTTCTGCTGATGTCCAATGCCCTGAACTGCCGGCTATCCACTGGGAGGTCAAGAATGTGGAGAGGCTGAATATCTGGGACGCAATCAAGCAGGCTTTTTTTGACAAGGCTGCCGGCAAGATCCCGGTAGTGGCTCACACCAAGAATAATTATGGCTGGCTCTGTACGCTGCCGGCTGAAGACTTTCTCAACATCCTACGCAGATCAGATCTGGTGCAGTGTGTTGAAGAACAAGAAACAAAAGAACAATAACAGATATGTTAATAACACAAAAGGAAAAGAAGGAATACGAGTTGGCCCCAGAGGGGATGATTGCAGCCGTCTGTGTTGATGTCATTGACATAGGTGAAGCTATGGGAGTGCAGCCTGATGATCTAGGTCGCTACTGTGTACCCAGCAAAAACCCTGCTTGGCAGCCTAAGCCGAGGGCCAGATTGGTCTTTGAGCTGGAGACTAAGATGCAGGACGGCAGACCGTTCACAATATCAGCAGACTTCCCTGCCAGCCTCTTTAAACCAGAACCGGGGCAGACGGGCCAGATTGCCAAGCTAAGGGACAATTTGGACAACTGGGGGGTGGAACTACCCACAGAGGGCAATATCGACCTGAAGGGGCTGTTACTGGGCAAAGGGGCTACTTTACGCATCAAGCACAACCCTGACGATAACGGCAGGATCTGGGCAAACGTCTCAACAATCAACCCAGAAACTAAAGCACTGGAACCTTCTGGAGAGTGGGATCCAACTGCTGCCAGAGATCGGATCAAGGAGAGAGCACTGAAGAGTACAGTGCAGGCTGCTACTGATGCAGTGACTGAAGATAACCAACCCTTCTAATTAGGCTTATGGTAAACGAAAAGAACAAGAATAACAGGCTCAGGGGAGACAGATTGATGGCTGCGGTTTATAGAGAAAATAAAGACAAGATTGAAAAGGTATGCAGTGAAAACGGCATTACCCAGAATCAGCTATTAGTAGAAATGATTACTGCGATGCACAGGTTTGAAGACAAGGCTGAGTCAGCAGTTGCAAACTGATTAAATGAGGACACAGATATGTTAATAGTACAGCCAAAGAAGTTTGAGGCTAAGAGCCAAAGCGGGGGCCACTGGTACACAGCCAGTGGCTCTCCGCTACATACCCAGCCAGATGGGAAGAACACCACACTACGACACGCTAGGAAACAGGATCTCTACCCTTCAGTGACCACACTGCTGGGGATCCTAGACAAGCCACAGCTAACCAAGTGGAAATGCGACAAGTGCATCGAGGAGGCTTATTACAAGAGGCCACTGGAGGACGAGGATCTGCAAGGCTACAAGAATCGGATCCACCACAACCTGAAAGGGGAACAGAGTGAGATCCTCGACTTCGGCACTAGAGTTCACAATCAGATAGAGGATTACAATAACGGCATCTTCAATCACGAGAACGATCCTGACGTTCTCCCCTATGTTATGAAATACATCGAGTGGAGTAAGGACAGGCTTGTGAAGGTATCTGCTGCTGAGAAGATTGTAGTGAACCACAGGTACGGCTATGCCGGCACTGTGGATCTGGTATGTCAGACTAAATACAACAAGTTCCCCTCGATGCTGATCGACTTTAAGACGCAGAACGTCAAAGGGAATAAGGCCAACTTTTACGATACTTGGGCCTTGCAGTTGGCAGCATATCGCAAGTGCTTCAAGCCAATGCCGGCTTGTATGTCACTGGTAATAAACTCAGCCAAGCCGGAGGCTCCGGTAGAGAAGATCTGGACAACTGAAGAGATGAAGGATGCTTGGAGTGTATTTAAGAAGGCACTGGAGATCTGGCAGCTTCAGAAGAAGTACAAGCCAACTCTGGGGAGGCTGCAGCCTCTGGATCCGAACAACCTAGAGGAGGATACTGGTGAATGATAAGCACAAGACTATCGAGGTAACTCCAGACGGCTCAGATCACGCCCCCTACATCAGTAGGGGGGATCTGGGTGAGTTCAAGAGGAAGCTGGAGATAGTGCTGGAGAAGAGAGGATTAAAGCATCAACCAAGGTTAAAATATGGCAAGCAAGCGAAAGAAAAGTGATGAAAATAATCAGCAGGGAACAACTACCAGAAAACGCAGTTCAGTTCAGCGAACCCTGTCAGGCAGCAAGCGAGAGCTGGATCATCGAGAATATGGTGAAGGATATGAAGGCGGCAGGGAAGACCTACGCAGTGACAAGGGAACAGAGCCGGCTGAAGGGACAACAGAGGGACTTTCTTATCCTGTGGAAGGTGCTTTGAAGCAAGTACCTGAGAACCCTCCTCTGCCGCTTTACGAGGCTAACCAGATAATCACTGCAGCAGAGAATTTCTGGGGCTTGGAGGTTGGCAGCATCAGAGGCAGGAGCAGGAAGTTTCACATTGTTTGGCCAAGGTTCACTGTGTGCTCGATCCTGAGACGTAAAGGCTACACCTACACAGCTATCGGAGAGGTGCTGAACAGGGATCACGGGGCAGCTCACAACGCTGTGAGTCAGTTCGATGCAATCACCAGTGCCTATGCAAAGTATCGAGAGCAGGCTGTCCAGTTTGATCGCTATCTCTGGAAAAAGCAGACAGCAAATTCCAGAGAAGGATACCGTTCTGTAGCTGTAAACCGTTAAGAGTGAGAGGTTTAGATGTCTTTTTTTCGTAATATATAACTAATATAACTAATACAGTAGATATATGTTTATTACTTTAAATCAACCTGTATCTAGTTTTAGTACTAAAACTAATAATAGTACTATTACTAGAATAGATAATAACCTAGTTAAGAATAATAATAATAATACTGATACTGATAGTAATAATAATAAGATTACAGAAGTATACAGAGAACTATCTAGGGGAGAGGTGTGGGGATTTAAGCAGCAGGTGGAGATGCTGCAGAAGCGGAAGAAGGAACTGGAGGAGGCTGGGATCTACTGCGTCAGCGGCAGCAACCAGATCCGACAGGAGCACAGGGCTGAGTACCGGGAGCTGCTGGATGCTATCAGCATTCTGGAGCAGAAGGCTGCCGGCAAGGTTAACCCGCAACCAATGCGGCAGAAGGCTGCCAGAAAGCCACAGAAGCAACAGCAGACGCTGACTGACGCTGAGAGGCTGCAGTTTGCCCAGCAGCTTGCTGATCTGAGGAAAAGGCTCTAGAAGCCTCTGTAAGGCATTAGTAGACTGTAAGCACTGTGATGACACTAGAGAGAAATAAAAATGCACTGGAGGGCTATCTATGGCTCAAGAAAAGCATATTATAGATCTGGAAGAGATGACTGAACTGAAGGAAGCGCAGGAAAGCCTGCTGAAGGCACTGCAAGCGACAGAGCACAGAGAGGCTGAGATTATCCTGAGAAAGGGATTGCATCAGCTACACAGAGCGCAGCATCAGGACGCTAGGATCCTGATGACGATAGGGGAGAAGCTATGGCAGTGAAGAAGAAGAAAACTGCAGCTAAGAAGAAGCTGCCCAGAAGGGTGAAGCGAACAGACAAAGCTGTAGCGCAGATGTCTGAGGGAGAGCGCATTGAGAGAGCGCAGCATCTGGAAACGATTCACCTGCCTAAGTCAGTGATGACACTGGAAAGAGATATCGCCAGAGGTAAGGTGAAGATGGGAAGACCAAGCGATTACACACCGAGAATAGTGGAGAATCTGCTGAGGTTTGTAGCTGCTGGATTGCCTCTGGAGAGAGCTGCTGCTGCTGCTGGGATAAGGAAGGAAACACTGCACGATTGGAAGAAAACCTTCCCTGACTTTTCTCACTCTCTTGCGCACGCAGAGAGTCAGTATGCCAACCTCTGCCACATAACAATCAACGAGCAGATCGTTAACGGCGACGGCCACTTGGCCCTGAAAACACTACAGTCTCGCTTCAGCAAAGACTACAGCACTAGCAAGAAGGTGGAGATGCAATCGATGACCTTCAGCTCTACGATCTCACCTGATCAGTTGCTAGAGATGCAGCAGCAGCGTACTGCTCTGGACTCATCATCTGACTATGAATCGAATGTTATTGATGTGGATACTAAGGATTCCGAAGGGTCGAGTACGGTTCTAGGTACGGTTCCCAGCCAGCCAGAACAGGAGGGGGGCCACCCCACAGGAGGGGAGGGGGATGATATCGCCCCCCACCCCCCTCCTTACCCTCGCACACTAGAATACTCCCCTCCTTCTTCTGATCCTATAGAAGCAGATTCAAGACTGTATTGCCCTCAGTGTGCTCAGGTGAAAGAGGCACAGCAGGTGGAAGTATTGGGCAGCAGGAGGGATGCAGAGAATCAGTATGCACAGTTTAATTGCTCCTGCGGTTATCAGGGGGAGAGTGTGGTGATAGGTGGCTGATGTTGTTCAGAAGACGCAGGAGCTGTTTAGCGGCAGGATCGTACCGGAGTGGTATATGAAGCTAGAGGAAGGATATGCGGATAACTGGGAGGAGCAGAGGCGGCAGCATAGGCCGGCAGGGGTGGAGAGTGCTAGGCAGTACTGGACAGAGTTGAGCTTGAGCCTCCTGATGCAGCCAAAGCCGGATAAGGGGATGCTTAGGACGGCTATAGAGGGGACGAAGATTGGCAACAGGGATCTGCATCAGAAGCTGAAGGATAAGCTGAGGATTTTGAGATGAGTAAAGAGATAAGAGAGTATTACAATCAGTATTCAGACGCATACTTGAATGAGTACGGCCCAGTATTTCAGGCGGCACTATTTGCTCCTGATTGGAAGGATCACTGTGAGGTGATGATGCAGAGGGGGATGATACTGCCGGGTTGCAGCGTCTTGGATGTTGGCTGTGGGGTTGGGGGTGTGATGAAGGGGCTGAAGGATAACGGGGTGAAGGATCTGCTTGGGGTTACAATTAGCAGCCGGCAGGTTGAGCTTGCTGGGCAGATTGATCCGGATCTTGATATTGAGCTATCTGATTTTATGCAGTGGGAGGATCAGGGCAGGAGGTTTGACCGGATTATTCTGTGCGAGAGTTTTGGATACTTCCCTGAAGCTGGTAAGTTGATTGAGAAGGTGAGGGGGTTGCTGAATCCCGGTGGGATGATTTATGTGAAGGATCTTTGTGCAGTGCCAGATCCTGATTTGTTGCAGCAGGCAGGATTGAATGAGCTTGAGGATCTTTGGAATTACAGGAATTACACTTGCGGGGAAATGACTTGGCTGTGGGGGCAGGCAGGATTTAGTAGGATAGGGGGAGACGATAATCTTTGGCGAATCAGCGATTGCCGGGGGTTTGTAAATTTTATCTCTGGGAACAGTGATCTAAGCAGAAAGCATTTCCCAAGTGTGGGGCAGGTTCCTATCAGGGCATCGGACTTCTTGTTTATATGAACGAGGAGGCAGCAGAGAAGGAGAAGGAGGCTGTAGTGAGGTATATCGCTCACAGCCTCAAGCAGGG